ACCATTGCTAATCACGGATTGAATTTTACAACAACGTTGTCAGATGATGTAGATGTTGTTAGATGGGATTATGACAGGCGAAAAGGTCACGATAGTTGGCATTGGTGTACCGAGCGGACGGTTATCGCCTGGATGCCACTGCCGGAACCGTACAAGGAGGCTGAGACATGAAAGCATACACTGATGAGTTCGCTGTCAGGGATGACGGCATTTACCGCATCGAAAAGATTTATCATCCCGGTGGGGACTGGGAACAGAGGGAAGTCTTATGGCTTCCCCGGTATGTTCTCGATGCTGCTCAGGCTCTGTGGGCGGATCCGGGCCAGCGGGCGGATGATTGTAAGATAACTAATTAACAGGACGGAGGGTTAAACACTTGGTCGGAGAATACCAACGACAGAAGAACAACAGATACATACTCCCAACAGCAGTGTATAACCATACGATTTGGCAGATCCGGGACTACAGGCGGCTGAAGGAAGCACTTGTTGCGATCCCGCAGGAGAGTCCTGCACCGCCTGACGGAATGCCCAAAGCGCAGGGTTCAACCAGTGATCCAGTATTCGCAAAGGTCGCAAAGATGGAAGCTATTCGGCATGTGATCGATGCGATTGAGACGGAGCTGAAAGCAATCCCTCAGGAGTACCGGAAGGGAGTATGGGAAAGTATTCAGGAACGGAAACGGTTCCCGGATGACGCAGACAGAACCACATACGGACGGTATAAGTCTAAGTTCGTATATGGAGTAGCACAAAGGCTGAATTACATATAACCTGCAACACCGTGGAAAAAAATAGGTGTTAATATGATATTCGGATAATTAGCATAACGTAAACAACTATCGCAGCAATGCACAGAGCCTGTGGTCTTCCGGAGCCTACTTGCCAGCTTCGGTTCCTCCATTCATCACTACTCCTTTCCCTGGCTTCGGTCAGGTAAGCGGTGCGACCAGCGCGTCGCGTGAAGGCTCTGGCATCATGCTGTTTTTTATTTCGCCAAACATTAACACCATGGAACAGTTCAGCTACGGCAGTGACAAGCGGAAGAAGCTTAGGCTTAGGATCCTGCGCCGCGACAAGTATCAGTGCAGGATATGTAGACGGTATGGCAGGCTGACACCGGCGACAGAAGTTCATCACATTCTCCACACGGATGAACGCCCGGACCTGGCATATGATCCGTCTAACCTGCTATCCCTCTGCCACAGTTGCCACGAGAAACAGCATCCGGAGAAAGTACAGAAAGCGTATAAAAATCTTCCGCGTGGAAATTTGTACGAGCACGGCTGATATCCCCCCATGCAATTTGCGGATTTTCGGTCGGGCCCTAATCGGCCAGGGTTCCCATTTTCACACGCGAAGGATTTTTGAATTAGAAAGGTCACATATTGAAAAAATGAAAGCAGGCACATGGAAAAAGAAGATCATAGCGGCCTGTCAGAGCATCGGCGTTTACGAAAAAGCATATGATGATGTGATCGGAACGCTGGCGGATATCCTGGAAAAGCGCGACGAATGCGATGAGATGTATAAGTCGAGCGGAAGTCAGCCTGTTGTGGAACATGAGAACAAAGGCGGCGGGGTGTATTTGGAGCGGAACCCGGTTTTGCGGACGTGGATGGATCTGAATGCGCAGGCTTTGGCATACTGGCGGGATCTGGGGCTGACTCCGGCAGGGTTTAAGCGGCTGAGTGATCAGAAAATAAATAACAGCCCGAAGAAAAGCGGGCTTGAGCTGGCACTGGAGAAGCTGAGTGGCGATAAGTAAGCACTATCAGCAAGCTCTTGATTATGTGGAAAGTGTGCTGTCCGGGAAGAAGATCGCCGGAAAAGAGATCATTCTGGCCTGCCAGCGGTTTCGGAATGATCTGGAAAATCCTAAGTTCGAGTTTCGGACGCGGGACGCTGATTTTGTAATCGGCATAATTGAGTCTACAATCGTAAATATGCAGGGGGAAGCCTTGGACGGAACGCCGCTCACAGGGAAGCCCTTTATCTTACAGCCGTGGCAGTTGTTCATTGTGTACAACTTACTCGGCTTTTTCTTCGCCGGAACGAATGAGCGCAGGTACAAAGAAGCATTCATCGAGGTACCACGGAAGCAGGGAAAAACGAGTTTTATCGCTGCTCTTGCATGGGGTGTATGCCTACTACAGAGGCAATCGGGAGCGTCTTGCTATATTGTGGCGGCTCAGAGCAAACAGGCCATGCAGTCGTTCAACTTTCTTAAGTGGAACGTGATCCGGATGGGCGAGGAGAAGAACTTCCGCATCCTGGACAGCTCCATGGGCCACAGCTTCTACCGGGATTTTGGCGATGCCGGGTCGATTCGTATCGAGGCATTGGCGAGCAACCCGGATGCGCAGGACTCTTTCAACTGCAACTTTGCGATTGTTGACGAAGTCCACGCCCTGAAGAAGGCGGCGCAGTACAACCGCTTCAAAGAGGCGATGAAGGCTTACACCAATAAGCTGATTGTTGGCATCACGACTGCCGGAGACAGCACGAATAGTTTTTGTTGGAGAAGGCAGGAATACTGCATCAAGGTCGTTAACGGAACGGTTAAGGATGACAGTATCTTCGCATTTATCGCCCGGGCCGATGCCAACGAAGACGGCGGATGCGATTATCTGGATCCGATACAGCATGAGAAGGCTAATCCGTCTCTGGGCGTAACTATTCGCCCGTCAGAGCTGATGAACGACGCACTGCAGGCCCAGAACGACCCGCAACAGCGGAAGGACTTCCTGAGCCGGTCGCTTGATATATATACGTCCGCGCTAAAGGCATACTTTGACGTTGAGGAATTCCGCCGGAGTGACCTGCAGTATAACTGGACGATCAAAGAATTAGCAAAACTGCCGATTGTATGGTACGGCGGTTCCGACCTTGCGAAGCTGCACGACCTGACAGCCGGATGCCTTTACGGAACGCTGTACAACTACAAGCGCGCGGACGGAAAGACGGTCGATGTGGACATCATCATCCCGCATTGCTGGTTCCCGGTTGTGGCAGCGCGTGAGAAAGCAGAGGTTGATCAGATTCCACTGTTCGGGTGGCAGGAAGACGGCTGGCTCGACATGAGCAATGCTCCGACCACGAATATCAGCGAGATCGTCAATTGGTATGTTGAGATGCGGAAGATGGGCTTCCGGATAAAGCAGATCGGACATGACCGGAAGTTTGCAAAAGAATACTGGCTCGGAATGCGGGCGGCAAAATTCAACATCATCGATCAGCCGCAATATTATTATCTTAAGTCAGACGGTTTCCGGCATATCGAGATGAAAGCTAAGAACGGCGAGTTGTATTACTGCCACGCTGAGCCGTTTGAGTACTGCGTTCAGAACGTCCGCGCAATCGAGAAGACCGACGACATGATCCAGTACGAAAAGATAGACGGGTCTCACGGGAGCATGAGGATAGATATTTTTGACGCGGCGGTATTTGCCTGCGTGCGGCATGAGGAAGATCTGCAGAAGACTCACAAGGCACAGAGCTGGTGGGGCGATGAGGATAAGAACCAATGAGAGTATTAGGGTATGAAATCAGAAAAGTAAAAGAACCGCCTCAGAAACGGAGCGCACGGGATGCGTCCATCCGGGATCTGATCCGGGTGCTGTCGGGAGATGAATATGATTCGCTGTGTGTGCAGGGGTACACGACACTGGCGCATAACCCGGAAGTGCTGACGGCCTGCCGGAAGATCGCGGACATGATCAGCTCCATGACGATCCATCTGATGGCAAATACTGAAAAGGGCGATGTGCGGATCATAAATGAGTTGAGCCGGAAACTGGATATACAGCCGAATGATTATATGACCCGGAAAACGTTCATGGATACGGTCGTTATGAATTTGCTGTTGTACGGAAAAGGGAACAGTGTTGTACGGGTGCACACCGATAAGGGTTTGATTGGTGACTTGGAACCGATCAGGCCGGGTCGTATTGGGTGGCAGGTGGACGGATATAAATACAAGATCGTCATTGATGGTGTGCCACAGGATCCGAACGATAGCTTACTTCATTTCGTCCATAATCCCGACCCGGACTATCCGTGGATGGGCATGGGGCTCACGGTGGCTTTGCGCGATGTTGCGAACAATATCAAGCAGGCCAGAGCGACGGAAAAGGGATTTATGGAGTCCAAATGGAAACCGTCCGTGATCGTGAAGGTTGACGCATTGACGGACGAGTTTTCATCTCCGGCAGGACGGAAGAAACTGCTTGAAAGCTACGTGGAGTCTTCCAGCGTCGGCGATCCGTGGCTGATACCGGCGGACCAGTTCTCTGTTGAGCAGATAAGACCGTTATCCCTTGCCGACCTTGCCATCAACGACACGGTCGAGATCGACAAACGTACGATTGCGGCAATACTGGGTGTTCCGCCGTTTGTTTTGGGCGTCGGAGAGTACAACCGGGAAGCCTGGAACAACTTCATCAACAACACGATTAGGCCTATTGCCAAAGAAATCGAGCAGGAGCTGACCAGAAAACTGATACTCAGC